ACTTTAACCAGTACCAGCCTTACGTGTACCACTCGGGCATCCCGTACCCGGGCATCTACGTGTACTCCTTCGCCCTCAAGCCCGAGGAGCTGCAGCCAAGCGGCACGTGCAACTTTAGCCGTATCGATATGGCCCAAATTGCCGTCAACCTGAAGACGGGTATGCCGGCCGTGAACCAACAGATGTTCGCGGTCAACTACAATATCCTTCGTGTCCAATCTGGTCTCGGAGGTCTCGCGTTCGCGAACTAAACGTGATTTTCGAGTCAAAATTTTTTTCTTGGGTACTAGTACCAAGCGATCATGGCCGGAGGACTTATGCAACTCGTTGCTTACGGCGCGCAGGACGTGTACCTGACGGGCCAGCCCAAGGTGACTTTCTTCCAGGCTGTGTACAAGCGCCACACTAACTTTGCGATGGAGAACATCCAGCAGACGGTGAACGGTACCCCCTCCAACGGTGGCCGCGTGTCCGTGACCATTGCCCGCAACGGCGACCTGGTCGGTGACATGTACATCCGCCTGCAGCCCACCCAGCTGAACAGCTCCAACCTGACCTCGACCAACACCAACATCGACATGTGCTGGGTGGCTGAGCGCTCCGTGGCTGACATTGAGCTGACCATCGGTGGCCAGCGCATTGACAAGCACTACCAGACCTGGTGGCGCCTGTACGCCGAGCTGTTCCTCTCCGAGAGCGAGAAGATCAACTACGGCAAGCTGACCTCTTCCAGCTCCGCCTTCTACGACACCGTGAACCCCAACAGCGTGTACCTGCCTCTGCTGTTCTTCTTCAACCGCAACCCCGGCCTGTATCTGCCTCTGATTGCCCTGCAGTACCACGAGGTGCGTCTGGACTTCGACCTGACCAGCTACTTCACCAGCTACTTCGGCACCAGCGCCGTGTTCGAGGTGTGGGCCAACTACGTGTACCTGGACACTGAGGAGCGCCGCCGCTTCGCCCAGAAGGGCCACGAGTACCTGATCGAGCAGGTGCAGCACACCGGTGGCGATTCCATCACGGCCACTGCCGGCGGTCTGTCCAGCAGCCCCCAGGGCGCCCAGACCATCCGTCTGTCCTTCAACCACCCAGTGAAGGAGCTCATCTGGTGCTACACCAACACCAGCTCCACGGCCTACAACTCGCTGTGGAACTTCTCCACCTCTTGCGCCAACGTGAACGTGACTTGCGGTGCCTCCGGCACCCTGGCCACTGGCGCTCTGCCCCACACCGTGGGCGCTCCCCGCCTGTTCTCCAACCTGGGCGTGACCGTCGCGACCGTCACCTCCAACACCTCCACTGGCATCTTCTGGGTGGAGGAGGGCTCGTCCAACGTGTCCACCGTCCCCGTGGAGGTCGGCCCCCTGTACAACTTCAAGCTGGTGCTGAACGGCCAGGACCGCTTCAAGGAGCAGCAGGGCAAGTACTTCAACCAGTACCAGCCATACGTGTACCACAGCGGCGTGCCATACCCCGGCATCTACTGCTACAGCTTCGCGCTGCAGCCCGAGGAGCACCAGCCCACCGGCACTTGCAACTTCTCTCGCATTGATAACGCCCAGGTGGCTATCAACATGAAGGGTAACTACACCACCCCTCTGCAGAAGATGTTCGCTGTCAACTACAACATCCTGCGCATCCAGTCTGGCATGGGCGGCCTTGCCTTCTCCAACTAGACGGACGGACAAAACACCTCGTGTTTTGGACCCCGGACTCAAAAACCCAAAAAAGCGGGCTTCGGCCCCAAGGACGATCACGGTCCCTGGAGTCGAAACGAAAATTTAGCGCGAAATAACTTGCCACGATGCAGAGTCGGCTGCAAACTCATCTTGAATGATCGAGGCGCAGATGTTAGGCTTAAATTCGTCGGAACAACAGAACACGTCTATATAAATCATGTTCAGTTCCGGGTACGTATGGGCACTGAAGTGACTCTCGGCCAGAACCAGAACACCCGTTGCCCCGTGAGGCTCAAATTGGTGAAAAGCTCGGGAAACGACTGTAAATCCGCACTTTTCAGCGATTCGATTCATAATTCCCTCGAGGTGGGACGCACATGAGACCCAGACGCCATCGATACGACCTACGAGATGGAGGTTCTTCATTAGTCATCTAAGGGTGGCTTATTTTATATGCAATTAGACCGACGGCGAACAAAATGTACAAAAGTGCAAAGAATCGCTGGCCCATTTTGCTCTGACCCTTGCTGCTCGCCTCGACGAAGCTGCTGACACCCAGAGCTCCCAAAATGAGAACCAAAAGAAACAAGAAAGCCAAATCTGACTTAGGGTCAGCCATTTATATATTATTACAAAATAAATGGAGTCCTTGTCAGGCCCTGACCTCGTCAAGTACATCCAGAAGATGAATCCTGGGGCGGGTATCGAAGAGGTTCTCGAAAAAACACGGGCCGTGACCCTTCAACGAATTTTCGTTCAAATTCAGAAGATTGAGTACGGGTCGCCCATGCACCTCCTGGGTGACCTCTGTGATATGGAGTTGTCCCCCGAGGACACGCGAACTCTTATGGAGTGGTACGGAGGGAAGGCGAAACTTCTGAGCGAATCACGGTCTTTTGAGACTATTTACGAATTCATGTCTTCTACAAGTAAGAAGAGCCCGAGTTGCTGCTGCTGGAGCCGAGCGTAACCTCGGTGTACCAGAAGTACAAAAAGTACAGGCCGGTCACCATCAGAAAGGTTGCCTTGATCACCTCCGACGCCACCTGACGCCTGTCATTATCGAAGAATGCCTGAAGACCAAAGAGAATCAGGGTCAGAGCCACTACGAGAATCAGGGTATCGTAGAGTGCCATTTACTAAGAGCGCGGATAAAAAATAGAAAACTAGTCTGTGCAAAGGTCAGATGGCTTTTTCATATATAGACCCGTCACAGGCAATGCTTGAGGCTACACTCGAGGCCCTGAGTGGGTTTGCACCTATTACCCGTCAGCCGAGACCCCCTGAAGTTCCAACCATCCCGTGTGAACTCGACGAGTCCTGGAAAGAGTTCGAAAAGGAACTTGGGGTTTTCAAACGTAAATTCGCCAAGGAAAAGCGTGACCTCGGCATCAAGTTGAGCGAACTTGAGGAGCTCCAAAAGAGTGCTCAAATTTCCAAACTAATTATAGAATCAGTGCCTTCTGAAGACTTAAAGGCCAGACTCGCTTCAGTAGTAGACAACTACGAGTCCGAATCGGGCATCGTCGCCCTGACTCAACAATGTGGGGAACTCAAGGGGAAGGTTGAAGCGATGGAGAAGGTTTTGCAGGATACGGAGGCTGAAAGGTACGCCAAGTTTTTGTGTTTTATTTGCCAAGATCGGCTTATTGACCTATTCATCGACCCATGTGGCCACACGGTCTGTGCAACGTGCTGGACGAGTACCCGAGTCAAACGCACGTGTCCTGGGTGTCGCACGGACATTCAGGGTGTGAAAAGGATTTTTAGTATGTAGGAGAGAACGTGAGTTCTCGACTCCCGGACCTGAACACGAGTCCCTAAACTGTTCGCCCGACCTTAGCTCAGTTGGTAGAGCGTGGGACTGTAGTCGTCACAAGAGATCCTACGGTCGCTGGTTCGATTCCGGCAGGTCGGAGCGTGCATAGTATAGTGGTAGTACAGCACCCTTCCAAGGTGCTAGCTCGGGTTCGATTCCCGATGTGCGCAACTTAGTTAGAGAAATGGTAAGTTATATGATAAATGACGAGATGCGATCCTTACAATTTTAGAGCTAACAGTGATGAATATCACAGTATTCACGACTATAAGGGGAGTGATGATGAAAAATGCGATATGAAAGCGTGTGGTTGTTTTCATACAAAGTACGTCATCGATAATCGTGGTTGGAGTTGTGATGAGACTGTCTACACGTACTATAGATGCGATATACATAAAAAGTGATTTCTTTGGACCTAAGCACGTCCTAAAACTACTTTCAAGCTCCTGTAGCTCAGTCGGTAGAGCGTCAGACTGTTAGAGGTGAATCTTTCGTTCACCTCGCCGTCATCTGAATGTCAACAGTTCAATCCTGTTCGGGAGCGTTTTTAGGTGGATTCCCCGCTTAAAAACGCTGATCGTATTCTAATCAAAAAATGAGCTTCATTCGCCTCGTTGACTCTA